TCAACCGGGGGTGTGACGGGGGTCTGGTCTTTTGTTGTAACCTTCTTAGCATCAGCTTTAGCTTTTCTGTCAGCAGCAAGCTTCTCCTTCATCTGCTGTTGTTTTGATTTCTTAGCATCAGCCCTTTCTTCTGCTAATACTGCATCTGTTACCTGTTCAGGAGACTTAAGTTGTGCAGACTTTTGCCTGTTATCAACCATTGCATCGGTAATAGTGTCAGTAACTACTTGGTCTTCTGCTTTGTCAACCTTCTTTAGTAACTGCTGAACAGGATCAGCTTCTTCCTTAACTACCTCCTTGCCTTCAGCCACCCTCTGTGGAGCAGAAGATTCTTCTCCCTCAGTAAGGAAGGCTCTTTTAAACTGTCCCTTCTTAGCCTTACCACTGTAACTGTCACCTCTTTCAGAGAACAGGTGCATAAACATATGCTCTGCATCATAGGTATGCTTGCCATTCTTGTTTAGTGCATGGTCACGTATGTTCTTTACACCTTTTATAGTTTGTCCTGCCTTCCATGCACCCTTATTAGGCTTAGTAAATATCGCATTGCCATCATAATCTACACCATCAAACCTCCACTTCTCTAATTTCTTAGGTAGGCTGTATGGATCAAGAGCTTTGTGTTTGGTACTCTTATAGTGAAGTACAGTTTTACCTTCTAAAGATTTAATCTTATCCTTAGATTCCTGTGAGGAGAAGTCTATATTAGTAGGAGTAACAGGGTTGCCTTCCTGATCAAGGAGCTTTACGTTATACCTTGGTATAAATGTAGATGGGACTTCCCTTGCTGCATCTTCTCGTGCACCTTCCGAAGCTGCCTTGTCTACCTCCTCTGCAAACTTCTTTGCCTCAGCATCTGCTTTTTCCGTAGCCTTCTGAGCAGCAGTCTTTTTAGTGGTAGCCTTCTTAGGGGGTGGAGTAGGTAGTTTTATATCAGCAGGTACAGCAATACCTAGATCGTTAGCAATCTCAGTTGCTAATGCAATCCTTATATCTTGTGGGATGTCCCATTCTTTTCTAGCTTTACCCTTACCAGTTGTTGTGTCACGAGGTTTAACACCTGCTTCCCCAGCTCTATCTTTTAAAACTTTATATTGTTTTCCTCTAATTAACTCCCACTTTGTACCATTATAATCACCCTCAATCTTAGTTCCTGTGTCAGCTTCCTGACCAGCCCAGCTTTTAACTAACTTAACTACTTCACTTGCCGCCTCACCCACTGGCAGGGTAGCAGGGGCATCAGAAGGAACTACCTTTGGTGTCTCATCTACATCGGGAACTACACCAGCATCCGCATCTGCTCCAGACTGTACTGTGCCTGCCTCAGTTGGTGGTAAATCTGCTGGTGGAACCTCATCCCTTACAGTTGCTTCAGTAGTAGTATCTGTAGGTGTAACTGGAGGTGCATCTCTTCTCTCAGCCGGAGCCTTCTGGGTAGCACCAGCCTTAGGTAGAGTGCCAGCCTTCTCCATGTTACTGAGAACTTTATTAATACCCTTATCATCAAGCTCTGGATTTTCGTTGGCGAGTTTTATATATTGAGCATCACGAGGACTTCTTTGATCTTCAGGTATTTCATATACATTCTTTACATGTGCCCTTAATGCTGGATCTTTATTAAGGTTAGTTATCCTTGTAGATGTCTGTTCTCCATCTGCATCTACACTATCTGATTCAGGATCAGGAAGGTTATGAGTTCCCGGTTTAAAATCTTTTAACCTATCCCTTCTGAAGGCAGTTCGTTTAGGTATAGTTTTCTCACCAAGAAGATCAGCCCCCTGCTTCATCAACTCGATCTCTTCATCAATTAATTTTATTTCCCTCGGATTACCCCTATCAATAGCTTCTTGCCTGAACTTATCTAGTTGTTGTAATGCTGAATCAGTATCTGGTATATCTACTATAGATCTCACTTCATTCTGAATCATACCTTTTGGAACAAAACCATCCTGACCGGGCTGAGGTATATCTACATTACCAAAGATACGACCAACTGGATCACCTTTTCTTACAGGATTACCATGCTTATCAAGCTCAAACTCTCCCTTCTTCCACTTACTATAGCCCCTTAACCCCTGTGCTGTACCTAATGGCAACCCAACAAAGCCACCCATCAACATCTCGTATGCTACTTGTCCGGGGTCTACACCATATATAGTGCCCGGTCTTAATGGAAAGTTTAGTTGAACACCAACATCACCAAGTGCTTTCATCTTAGCTTCACTTGCAGTGTACTGTGAAGCTGTTGATTGAAGTGCTTCTTCCAGTGCTTCTCTACCAGAAACCCTAACACCTATTCTTTTTGCTGTATCCCATTTACCTGATGATACCTTTATTAACTTAGCTAATCTTCCTACACCAAATGTATGTCCAAGGTTTAATGGATTAAAGAAATTTAATTTACCTACAGTCTCAGCACTTTCTCCTGCACGATCAGATATTATTCTTAATGCTTCTTGTTTAATTTCTTCTTCATCCGCATCAGTCAGCTTCTTACCTAATGCATTCTCAATTTTTTCCCTTACCATTGGGTCTGAGATAATATCTGCATAGTTAAAGCCCATCTCTGTTAAGGCTTCTACAGTATTAAATCCCATAATACCAGCAAGCCACTGTCCTATTGCTCCTATCCCTACAGCACCAGCAGCTTTTGCTGCACCAAGCCCAAGTGCTGTTCCACCAAGCATAACCCCTGCCATAACTGGGGCTGATACAGTTAAATCAAATAAGAACTGAGTGACAGGATTCATATCCTTAGTTTGAAATGCATGTATCATTTGGTTTTCAAATGCAGCTTCCTGTACCTGTTCTGCATTTTCTGTCATTGCCTCCTGATCATCAGTAATATATTTAGCAATTGCAAACTCAGATATATCCCATGCTTGTGAACCTATATTTGAGATCATCTGCCCTGCCCTGCTGAGAGTGCCACCAAAGTCACGATCACGACTAAAGTCTCTAGGGTTAGTTGCTTGACCTAAATTGAATGTTTCATAAAACTTTTCTAACTGGTCATCTGTAATATTTGGATGTGTTTGTTTAGCTTTCCTTCTTAAATCAGAACGCTTTAACTGCCATGATGCATATGGTTGATTAGGAATATCATATAGGTTATCAAGCCTAGATCTTTCTCCAGAAGTCCAAGTACCTAATTCTTGTGGATCAAAAGACTTTTGTCCGTACTGAGGGGTTCTTCTTAGATATCCTTTATATTCTTCTGCCATATTAATTCCCTATGTTCCCGGTATTAGTGAGCTAGTATTTATACGTGTTGACATATCATTTGTTTGAGCATTAATATTTAATCCTGTATTATCAATAGTAAGATTATTAAGATCAAAAGATTCATTAGGTGCTTGAAGGCTACCCATTCCTAAAGTAGTATTAAATCTATAAGGACTTAATATTCTTGCTCTAAATCTTGCCAGTCTATCTTTTAAAAAATTAACTCTTGCTCCTGTTTCATTCTTATATTGTTTACTGTGAAAGAGTTCATTAAACATATCATCAATACTTGATTCAGCTATTGATCTAGAATTAGTATTAAGTGCTGTCTTAAGTGCCTGTTTAAATTTTACATATCCACCTTTCTTTGTCATAAAATCACCGCCATGCCTATAAGCAAGATCACCAAGCATTTGTTCTAGTGCAGGGTAATTTTTATACACGTTACTATTAAGTGGTATATCATTATTATAACTTTCAAGTGCGGATTTGTTTTTGTTATATGCCCACATAACTAAGCTTTTAGTTTGTGCTGGATTCAATTTTACATTATCCCTGTTTTCTCTTTGTCTAGGAGATAGGAATTTATTCTTATCAGTTTGATGCCCTAAATGTTCTTTGGGGTTAGTAGACATAAAGTAATTTGTAAAATCTTTCCAAGCTTTACTACCTTCTGTTAAGCCTAATTGATTTATCATTACCGATTTCATTAGCTCTTCATCCCTATTAACCAACTCCCAAGCATCAACTGAACCTGCAAGTATTGGGTGTTTATTATCATCAATAACTTTGCCGTCAGGCTTACTATCCTCATGAGCCATAAGGTTTTGAAAGACTTGATTCAACCTTGCACCTTCATTGTTCACATCAACTGGACTTAAATCTGGAGTATACTCCTGCCCCTGAACCCTTAAACCACCCGGTTGAAATTTAATTCCTTGCTTGTCACCATACTCTCTTTGTAAAACTTCTATTTTAGATTTAATTTTTTGGTGCAAATCATCAGCCCATTCAGATGCTAATCTTTTATTTTCCTCAGTTAACTCACCATCTAAAAGATCATGTAGAATTTTATTAATAAGAAAATGTTTTTCTCGGTCAGGTTCATACTTGCCTATCGCATACCATTCATCTCCAAATATACTACCATTACCTCTCCATATTTCAGCAGCAGTATCTAAAACTCGCCCACTAAATTCAAGAAACCTTGGAAATCCTTCAAGTTTGTTTCCATTTTCATCAATATCTTTTGGTTTAACAGCCCCAATACCATCAGGATGATTGGCAAGAATCATTGCTTCTGTTAGATCTTGTTTTTTATCCTTATTAACCTGATTAGTTATAGTGTGTATTTTTTCACCTGTGTTTTTTCTAAATCTTTCAGGTTCAATTAATTTATTATATGAATCAATAGTGTTATCTTCTGTTTTATCCTTAGGTTTATCAGAGGAAACTATTGAATCAAGAGTTTGTTTATATAAATTATCACTTTGATCTCCTTGCTTAAGTTTTATTTCCTGCCTAAGATCCTTACGATTTTCTTTTTCCTTTGAGTATTGATCCATTATTTGATTCATGCCCGGAAACTTAACCCCATCCTTTAAGTAAGCAAGAAGCAGATTAACATCTTCCCTTGGTCTGGCAGCAACAGACTTGTTATACAAGCCGTTGTTTTCCGCATACTTTTCAAAGGTATTATTAGACATAACTGCTTGTTCTAATTGCTCTTTGAATGCCTGCTTCCCCTCTTCAGTAAGCCTACCTGCTTCAATCTCTTTATCAAGTCTGCCCTCATGCCAAATTTTTAATTTAGCTTGAGTGGTGGGATCATACATATCTGAATATCGTTGCATAATTACTAACTTATCCTCACCAAGTTGCTGATCTTTAATAAACTGATCCCATCTAGTATTATAGTTTTTACGCAACTCTTCTTTATCCAATCCACCCCAAGCTTCCCAATCTCTTTGGAAGTTTCCGTATTCTACATTCTTCATTAACAACCCAAGCCTGTGGGTTGTTTCTCTCCTTCTATTTTCCTGATCTGTTACACCCTTCTGCCACCCTGCTTTAGCTGTATCCCTACCTATAGTACCACCAAAGTATTCCTGAGGTTGCTTCTCCCCCTTAAAGGATACTTCCTGTCCACCTGCTTTTCTTGCAGTATCTGGATGCCCTCTATATCCAGAATATAAATCAGCACCAAAGATTTGGCCTGTCTTCTCAGCCATGTTAGCAAATGCACCACCAGCATATCCTATATACTGCCTAGTTCTTTCGGCATCCTGATTCCGTTGTGCTATCTGTTCTGATAACTGCTTATGCCGATATGGAAGTAACCTGCCACTATCGTAAAATGCTATTGCCATTTCAAATCCTTTTTATTTTACTATTGTTATAATCCAAGATATCCGCTACTTGTTTCAAACCTAGGTCTTCGTTTTCTTGGGAAAAGTTCTGATGTATTTCTCCTTGATCGTCCCGTAAAAGATTGTGGTTGAAAAGATATTGGCTGATTCATAAAGTTTTGTTTTGAAACCATAGGATCAACACCTCTAACAGATGGCCCTGCACCATACATGTTTGGTACAAAACTATTTTGACTGTTGTTATTAAAATTTTGATTTACTGGGTTAATATTGTTATTTGAAATCCGTGTTATTTGATTGCCTGAAGTCGAAGAAAGGTCTTCTAAACTTGGAGAATAGCTTGCTAATCTATTTGGTTGAACAGCATCTTGCCTCCCAAACCTGCTGTACATATCTGCTTCTGCACTAGCTGCCCTACCTGCTTGGATTCCTGAGTAAAGGTTTGCCGCAGTACCTGCAATAGCAAGACCTGTCTGTATACCCCTGCCCATACGACCAGCATTGTATTCATCAACCTGTTGCTGTGCCATCTGGTCACTGAGCATAAGCTCCTGTTCCCTACCCATACGTTGCTCTTCTATACTGGTTCTCCTGTCAGACATTGCATCACCAAACTGATCATAAGCTTGACTTGCCTGCAATGATCTTCCTGCTAGGTTAGCGAACCTATCTCCTGTCTGACGATAGTCAGAAGCAAGTGCAAGGTTAGCCTGTGATCTATTAAGTCCTGCTGTAGCAAGATTCATTTGATCTGCTATACGTGACTGGTGTGCCTGTGCCATGATCTGATCTGCCTGTTCTTCCTGACCAAGCATACCTGACTGTTGCATTATCCTGTTAGCATCTACTTGCATTTCCTTCATCCTATTCTCCTGCCCTGCAAACCAGCCTTGCTGTTTAGCCTTAGCAAGGTTAGTACCTGCTGTACTCTGTGCATCCATCATAAGCTTTGCTGCTGCCACAGGATTTGTTTTTGCTAAGCCAGAAGCTACTGCCTCAGTCTGTGCCATGACAGCTTCATTACCCATCTTTGCGGCATCCATTACCATAGCTTGCACTGCATCAAAGCTTCCGGGTTGATACTTTTGTGACTCAAGATCTAATCTGTAAGCTTCTCTCTGTTTCTGTCTTTGCATTGATCTTTCACGTAGTCCTGCATAATGTTGTCTATCATCTGCAAGTTCGCCAGCTCTTCTCTCTCGCATGGCGGCTGATGTAATACCTGCTTGTGCTGCACCAGCTTGTGATTCTGATCTACCATATAATCTACGTGCTTCGTCACTATCGGTAAGGTATCTGCCATACTCATCTTGAGCACGGCCTTCATACATATCCCTCCTAGTACCATATCTATCATATGACTTATCGGATCTTTCCTTCCACTTCCTTAGCTCTTCTGGATTATGGAGTCTTCTAGGATCAGACATCTTGGGGCCGCCAAGACTCTCAAACATTCCTCTAATTGCTCTGCCTAAGGCCATAGTTTTACCTCACTTACGTAGTCTATTTAATGTTTGTCGTGCTAATTTTTTAGCTCGCTTTGCTTCAGATCTTTTAACTGTAAGCATTCTTTTTTTATCACCTTGAAAACTTCCTACTGCTGTGGAATTCTGTGCACCTGCACTATGTGGTGAATTACCACCTTGATCCGTACCACCTAAAGCTGGAGCATCATAACTTGGTGGAACATAACCACCATCTGTTCTTCCAGAAGAAGGAGGCCAATGAGAAATATATGGATGTGACCAATCACCATACGCATTAACTCTCCATGAACCTAATGCAAAATGCCATGTACCATAAGTATAATCTTCATGATCTGCTAATTTATTTTTCCATCTATCAAGTGATTCTAAAATTCCATATGACTCTGGTGAACTGGGAGTAGTATATCCCTCCATTATTACATCATTCATATTATTCAAATCGCCTATAACTGTATTAACCTTAGCTGTTATTGCGTGAACATCATTAACCATAAGGTTAAGTTTTGTTTTAAGTTCATTAACATTATCTTCTATTGCTTTAATTTGTGCACTTTGAAGTGTATCTACTTTTTCTGTTGCCATACTATCTTGTTCTTTTAACTAAAGTTCTTGCAGTTTTTCTTGCTCGTTTTTCATTTTTAGTTTTAAGTGTCATAACTGATGTTTCTCCTTGACCATAACTAGCTACCATTGTTGCAGTCTGTGCTGTTGCAGTATATGTTGATCTTGGATTCCCGTTACCTTGTGCTGTTCCATCTAAGTTAGAAACTGAAGTAGCTGCTGAACCCCATCCTGTATAAACACTTGAAGATGTGTTGGCTGGTGGATGTGTTTGCTTCCAAGTTCCTGCAGGGGCTGATGCACCAGTAGCAATCCATCTATGATTTTCTAATTCTTGAAATAAATCATCTAATCGTTTTAAGATACCAGTACCTGATGCTGAACCACCTCCACTTGCTACACTATAACCTGCATTAATAACAGTATTTAGATCATCTGCATCTGCTATTGCTGTATTAAGCTTAGTTGTTAATGCAAGAATATCTGCAACAACAAGATTTAGTTTATCCCTTAGATCTTTAATATCATCTTCTAATGCAACAATCTTTTCAGATTGTATTATATCAACCTCTGCTAAACTCATTAGCTATATCCTGCTTCCTTTCTTTCTTCTGGTGTCATGTTTTTATATTTTACTCTATCACTCCAAGCAGATTTACGTTTATCAGTCCAAAGTATTTTACAAAGTGTTTCTATTTCAGGATCAACAGATGATTCAGAAAAGTTATGATCAGGATTTAATGTATGTTTTTCTATACCTTCTTCTGTTTCTATTTGATATGTACAATTACCATATTCAAAACTGAAAGCAACTGATAATATTTTACCCATCCATTAATACTGCTAGTGTTTCAGACTGTTCCTTAATCATTTCCCTTAGATTTGCCACCTCACCAGACAATGCAATCACCTTAGATCTAAGTTCTGCATTAACACGTTCCTGATCCCTGAAAGCCTCCTGTGTAATCTGGTCTTCTATCTGGGAAGCAACTACATTTATTCCATATCGTTCTGCTTCAGCCATTAGCTGGGTACTGCTGGAGTTTCAACATCACTTATACTAATGTCAGTTTCAAATGAACCAACATAACCTCTTGGATTATTATTAGTATTATCGATCTGCTTCCATTGAAATATATACCCCCTACTTCCTGATGGCATATAAAACTTCTCAGTCTTCCATCCAGTTGAACTAAAGAAACGACTAGAACCTATCTTAGTGCCATCGAAATACATATCTATAGTAACATCACCCTTGTATGTAATCTGTGCTTCTGACAGCTCTTTAACAACTCTGTGAGAAGCTATTGGGGCAGCAACTAACTCACAACTAACCATGTCACAGCCCTCCTCTATACTAACCTGTACCAATGATCCAGCTTGGGAGGGGTTAGGGAAAATTCTAAGAGGCAGAAGCTTCCCTTTCACTGCAAGCCCCGCACCAGAAATTGTTTCTGTGCCTGCATGATCCCCATCCACAGCAAAATTAAACTTCAGATCATCACCATCCTCTCTAGGTATTACGCCAACAAGTGCCTGATGAAAAACTACTGGTGCTGGATACTGTTGAAACTCTGCCATTATGCTGCCATATTTCCGTTGAACTGTACTGATTCTATAGTACCTGACATACTCTCATTCATATAGTGTATTCTTTGTCCATATGAAGATGCTGGTAAATAAACTCTTTCTTCTTTAAACTCACCTTCTGGATTAGTTAGTTCCTTCCTGTATATAAGCTTGCCATCTAACATAACCCTGAAATCAATATTACCCTTATAGAATACATCAGCACTATGGGTTAGCGTGTGTGCCTGATACTGCTGAAGTGGATAGTGTCTTATTGATAATGTCTGAACCCTTACATTACCCTGTATTTTTACAGATATAGTTCTAAATCTACGAAGATCATTTAGGTATAAGTCAGCAGACAATGGCTCAATCCTATCACTCGGAGGGAGAACAAAAGTTCTTGCTGCTGTTGTATCATTATTAAGGAATACATCTACTACAGGTAGGTTGCCCCAGTATATTGTACCCGACCCACTCCTTAGTGGCTCTTTATCAAGAAGTAGTGCAGGATATGTAACACCACCAACAACTGAAGTAGTCACACTACTAACAATAGTATTGTCTGCAAGCATCTCATTCCATATTCTATCACCAGCCTTAATTGTTGATGTATCAAAATCAAGGGGCATAACTATCTTTTTACGTTCTGTTTCAGATAAGTTACCACCACCTATATCAATCTCAAAATACTGTTCGGCATTCCCATAGTTGATAAACACATCATACATATCTACTTCTGAGTCAGCCCCTGCTGCTGCTAAATCACCTGCATCTAAGTCATCTGGGTTCATACCCAATAAGGAAGCGGCTAGAGACTGGCCTCGTATGCCATCTGACAATGTAACTGCTGACTTAGAATCAAGCACCTCATATACAACAGCTAATGAACCTAATGCTTTTGCAAGTGCAGGCTCTCCTGCATCAATCTTCTTGCTTCTCCATGATATATTAGTAGCTTTAGTTGAGCCTATCTCACTTACACTGAATGTGCTGTCACTATCTGATACCTGATTATCTTTAGTTACAACGATAGCCTTACCAAGAGCCTTTGAATAATGTGCATAGTAGGCTTCTATTGAAGTCTTACAAAGTCTTAAGTCACCACCTGTAATCTCAAGCCTAAATCCAGTACCATTACCCGGCTTCTGGAATAACCAGTAAACTCCATCTGCTACTAAAGCTCTAGGTTTAACAAGATTAGTTATTATATGTTTGTCCCTAGTTAAATACTGAACCTTACCAGCCTGATAGTATGCAATCCCATCATTAGCAGTAAGCCATAATACCCCGCCACCAAATGTTGCTACTGTTTGTTCGTCACCTTCCTTAATTCCATGTGCATCTGGAACCCTAAAAGCTATCATTGCTTTAGGATCAGTACCCCTCACCCTGTATAATGAGTTAGTTGTCCATACAAGACCTTCACCTGCATGCTCCATTATTGCCCTGATTTCTGAGTCTAGTGTAACAACTGCATCAAGAGGCCAGTACTCAGGAGTTCCATACCTTGAGAACTGTAAGTTTGCATCTAATGCACCAAAGTACATTGATCCTACTGCTGTTATATATCTATAATAATCCTCACTACTTTCTGTTTCAAAGAAGTTTTTCTTTTCTTCATTATATGTAAGACCTACTGGAGGATAGTTATCATTTTGTAGGTAGTGCAGTGATGTTACTGGTGCTCGTGCTTTATCCCTATACCCAAAACTATTAATTTCTATTGACATACTTTCTACATCTTGATTCGTAAAGTTCTCCTCATAACTGAATACTGTTACTCCAGCATTGTGCTTAGATGGTAAGCTTCCTGCTGCATTAGTTGTACAACCTGTAAGTTTATTAGGAGTAGATGTTAGATCTCTGCCAGTGTAGTCATATATTTCATTGCCTATAAGAATCCTGCCTGAAGCTTGGAATAATGCTGCATCTTCAACTTCTATGGTTATTGCACCACTCGTAGCTGCATATGGAGTATCAATATCAGTTTCAAGTGTTGTGGTATCCTGATTTCTATGCTCTATTTCAAGCACCCACTCAATTACATTAACAGCCTTTGCTGCTTCGTGTCTGCTTGCAGATGAATCATACTGTGCACGTTCACATCCTGTTAATGATGTACCTGATATACCAGTATACGATACATATTCTTCTTCAATCTTAACAACTCCTGTAGTAGGCCAAGCACTTGGGTTTGTTGTGCTGGCTAAGGCAATCGTTGTAGCTGTCTCATTAATCTCAGATGATAGTGTAGTTGTGTAAGCAACACTGGGAGAAACATTTTCACTAAGCTGAATTATATTCCATGAACCATCCATATCAGATGGTGCCACATATTTTCTCAAGCTATGTGTACCTGTACCTGCATCTGAAAAAACAATAGGTTTATGCCAACTATGTGTTCCAGTTCCATTATTTAACCATATTATTGCTGAGCCACCTTCTGATGTTGATACCTCAAATGTATCATCAGCTTTATTTATTACATAATAATTTGTATCAATAGCTAAGCCTCCGGGTAATGCCCCATCAATATTGGTTACATGTATTACTGTATTATTAGTGAGTCCGTGCCCAACATCATTAATTACCAATGGATTTAATGATGATCCACTAGTTGTAAAAACATCGTTACCACTTTTTGTGCTAGATAATGTTATCTTATTATTAGCTGTTTGAGATTCTACATAATATAGGTTATTTTCAGTTCCAACTGCTCCTGCTACAAGTGGTGCTGGTAAATCAGTACCAGATAGTCTTACTTGATCTCCAACCACAAGACCATGTGGTGAAGCTGTAGTTATTGTTTCATTAGTTGTGCTTGCAGTAAATGTGACACTTGACCCCAATCCTGTTGCAGTTAAATCAAAGTTTGAATTAGTAAAATTTCTTAATTTAGTTATATCTTTAAATGTTTTAAAGTTGTAGAACTTTGATAAAGAAGATACACGAGCAAATGAACCAGTCAGACTTCCTAAAGTAAGTGGGAAGCCTGTTAGATCAGGCATATCTATATCACGAAGGAACATCCACTCTGATGAATCACCACCATAACGATACACACGAATAGTTTCTATATCTGTATTGTCAAAGTGAAAGAAGTTTTCATCAAAGTTAATCTGTATGCAATCATCTGCACTATCTAATGGTTGTATACCTTCAGCAGATGCTACTGATGGAGCACTTTCATTCCCCCATTTATCTAAGAAAGAAGCACGATAATAAAAATCTATATTCGGCCCATAAGGATTAAACATATTAGGTGCACCAACTAAGAAAGCAGAGATTCCAACCTTTGAGGCATCAAATGCATTGTTTGCTGCATCTGCATTACCTAAGGTATATCCTATTTCTGTAGCATCAGCACCACCTTTAAGTGGTATTGCTTTATCATTTAGTACATAAAAGTTTTGACCTGCTTCCTGATAGTTAGTAAATGAAATTCTATTATTTGCACCAGTCTGTCCAGTAGATGGCAGTACAGTCTCAGATGTTTTAAAGAATGCTACGTTACGAATAACCTTGCTCTTAAATTTAATTTCAAGTTTAGGATTTGTTATTTGTGACCCCACCCCTCCTGACTGGAGTGTTGCTGGAGCATCTAGTATATACCATGTGAATTCATTTTGATCTCCCAGCATTTTATTAGATTCATGGTTTAATCCTATAGTTGGATTTCCAGTACTATTAAAAACCCCAGAATCAAACTTCCATTCTACTGAAAGATATCTTGGTATGCCCTGATCAGTTGCCTCCCCTTCTCTAGTTTTTATTACTTGTCCCCAAGCAGATATATTATTGCTACTAGAAGAATGATTAATCCAAGTATTTTTAAGATCAGATTCAAAAAATGGTACTGCTGTATGTACATCATATTTTTCTGTAGAAGTAGAAGTATTATCTGTTCTTGCTATGCCCCAAACTTTCAGTCCATCAAAGTGTAATGGCTTAACAAAATCGTATGATAGTATAGATGTTTCTGGTTTTGTTGAACCCGTCTTAACCAACCTCCATTTAGGTGTGGCTTCTGCATCAGGTTTAATCTTTACAAATACAAATACAACACTGCTTGCTATTAAATGTAATGCATCTTCAACAATTCCTGTAAGTCCAAGACCAACTGCTTGTTCTGGTTTATTTTTGCTGTATTTAATATTATAGTATGGGTCATATACAGTGACACCATCGTTATCAACAACAGACAGGTAATCACTTGTTAAATAATAAACACCAGCATTGCTAAATACACTAGATGATGGAGCTACATCACTGTCAGTACCATTCTGAGAGTATAGCTTTTGATTCCCTTCAGCCCCCTTTACATAAAAGATTCTAGGTTGAGAACCTGATGTTGTAGTTACTGCCCTAACATCAAGCATACCATCAGTGCTATCTTTCCATTTGATAGTATGCTTATAATCAGAGTTTGTTGCTTCTACCCCTGAGTTTGCTCTTACTTCTATAGTTTGTTTTGTATCATTGTTAGGCTCAAGTGGGGGCCGATGTCCTATTAATACATGACCAAATAGATCAGTCTGTAGCACTTCTCTTTCAGAGCCATTAAGTACATCTTCATCTGCTGCATCTTTAAATACATATACCTGAGTCCGTGCCAGTGGCCTTTCGCCTTCTTCGTTAAATGGATCAATTGAATTAATAACAGGATAACATTCCTCATCTACAAAAGGGTTATTTGATTCAGTTTGATCAGTCCTTTCTAAGTAAAGTTTGTTGGCACTATTACTAATGCTGGTAATTTTAGCTAAAAAATAATCTTTTTTATGGTCACGATCCTCCTTTTTTAATAAATTCATATTACCATTTGATGGTTGTATCACTATGCCGGGTGATTTTCTAGCTGATACATTCCATGATAATGTTCTATTTCCATTTGCTTGTACTTTAATATAATCACCAACTGTAAATGTTTTAGTATCTGCTTCAGCAAATGTTATGCTTTGTTCAGACCTGCTTATAGTTGCCTTAGTCCAAAGTTTAGATCTTGCAAACCCTGTTTGTATTGTCATTGAGCCACCGGGAGTATAACTACATAACCTTATTATATATGACTCAAAACCCCCTGTGATTATATTTGTTTTTACATTTTCCCTTGCAGTAGAATGTCTACTAGAATTAGCTATGTTATTTCTATTTACCGATGCAGAACCTGTTAATGTAAATTTGGTATGCCAATCTGATCCCATTGAAGGCGACCAAGCATAGTATCTATTAGGAATATTTTTCCTTCCAGTTCTCTGGCTATAGTGATATTGAAAAGTTCTTTTGTGGTTTAATGCTAAAGCATTCCCTTGATTTACCCATTGGCTATACCAATAACGACTAGCCCAGTATTGACCTGTTGAGGTAGGCATAGAACTGTGAGTATATTTTATTTCAAAATCAAAATAAGGAATCTTTAATGTGTATATAGGGTCTACTCTATAATATCCATAGCTTTCTGGCCCACTTCCGGGTAATCCATTTTTACCTATACTAACTACCAGTCTTGTATTTTGATTATAATCTACAGTGATTTGATCTATATGGGTTTGAGTAGGTACCTTGTTACTTTTATTTATAAAATAGAATTGAGGTTTACTGCTTCCTACTTTTATTTTTGTCCATGTATTTGCTTTAACTATAGAAGCAGCCCACTTAAGACCAACATTAGTTGTTCTCCACCATTGTCTATCTATCCCACCCTTAACTGTAACTGTAGGAGTTTGCCAAGTGGCTTTACCACCTTGTTTTTCTGGAGGATTAGATCCTGTTTTTGCCCATATTTCAATATCATCACTACCTGCATCCCAGTTACCAGTTGATTCGCCATCAGTTTGACCATCTCTAACCAATAAAAGAATTGAATCTGTTGCTGGAGGTAGTATCCACCTCTCGTCTGCACTACCAGAGTATGCAGACGGGGTTGTATTTGTTGTTTTTATTTTTTGTGCAAAGGTAATAACACCATTACATATATCAAGACTACTGATTTCCTGACCTGTTGCACCAGAAGTAAAACCAAAGTCACTACCTGCATTACCACCCTGACTTGCATCAACAGTATCAAATGAATTAACAGTCATTGATGATGTGCTAAGCTGCACAGTATCTATATTTTGAGCATCCCAACAGATAAAGTAGTTTTCTTTAAATAAATAACCACCGCTATGATGTGTAAGATTACCAGACTGTACTAGATTAGTAGTCCATTCTCCGGGTGAACTACCCGGCTGACGAGTAACAACCTTCCAGTTAGATGTACTATCATCTATCCAGTAAGGTTGACCACTGTAATAGTATATTTTTTTATCTGTAGTGTTAGTATCTGCCCTGTGTTCTTCTAGCGAGGGGGCATCACTGTATGGTGGGGTTAAAGTTTTATCTCCTGTGTCTACTATACCAAACTTGTCAGCTTTTAGTTTTAATAGATGCGATCCCTCTGCGGGTCTGAGTCCCCTAGAACCTTCTGAGACAACAGATCCTGTGATAATAGACTTGGGAGGTAGTGAAGGGCCAAGGTTCCTAGATACATTTGCATCATCATTTACTATCTCTTCAAACTGAGGTCTTTTATTATCGAATGTTTTAACAACTCCAATACCAGATTCCTCAAATGATACAGCTTCTGAATCACGTATCCACTCACCCCGGTAATGATAATGACCAGCATCTGTTAACTCTTCTAACCCATCTCCGGGTTCAAGAGCAAAGCCCTTTAAGTTAATATCAAGAGCTTCTTCTCCTTGGTCATCACGTAGATTCTGGGGATCAATCTCATTTGATATACCACCAGTAAATTGTCTAAGTACATTCCTTGGCATCTATCACAACCCCTATAGTTATTAGTTTATGTCTCATGTAGGATTCTGAGGGAGTACCTTAGGATTACATTTATCTGCTAATATTTTTGTAAGGTTTACTTCCTTAATTATCTTTTCCTTTTGAACTTCCTCAGGCGTAAGCATCTCACGGATTGTATCCGTATAGCAATCGCATGTTTGCCAGACTAATATCTGGTTCATGAACGGATTCTTCTGTTTCCAACTCACTGAACAAACTTGCCAAAGACTCCTGATCTCCATCGTACTGAAGTTTCCATCGTACTTTGGTTTGATCTGAGTGGTTTTCTGACAACTCCCAGTCAGGCTCAAACTCAGCAGTAAGACCACATTCCAGTTCAAGAATAATTTCCATTTTAATATGTCCATACAGTTGGTCTTGGCCCTTCATCTGGGGATAATATATCAAGATGTACAAATCTTTTTGAGTGAACACCTCTTTGACTCATACCTACCCCACTCACCCCATGCTTTTGTGCAATAGTAAATAACCTCATAGCATCAGCACCAGATATAAGTATGTCTGCTGCCTTAGCAAATGTATGTGGCCCCTTCTTTCCTGTTGTAGACACCCTCTGATTATGCTCCTCACACCTAAAACCAGATGTAATCTTCAGTGGCCTTTGCATTTCATCTCTAATAGATTGAAGAATCCTCATAAATTCATCATCCATATCAGATTTACCACAACAAGAACAGGCCATTTCATCAGTTGTAAAGTTCTTAGTTATAAGCATACCTATCCCTCCAATTAGAATTCCTCCAAATTGTCTCCGAGTAATGATATAACCTTTTAAGGTTAATATTACTTAGCGATACTCTTTTCATAGGCTTGTAATATCTTGTCGTCAACTTCGTTTTTAGTAGATTCAACAAGCCTTCTTAAGAGTATTAAAATTACCTGCTGGAGAAGCTTCTCGCTAAGCATCGACATACACATTGTTTTAACTGTTGCACCTACCAATGGTGCTAATAAACCTATCATTAATTTTCTCCTGTAAGTGAGTTTAGTTTTTCTGAATTTTGGTTTACCTGAAACTTAATTACCTTAACATCTCCACTTAATTCGGAGACAGTGACAAGTAACCATGATATGCTGGCTATTACTAACGAGCCAACTACAAGTAATATATTATTTACAGACATAGGCTGATTCATGTTTAATGTGCTGTTACCTTCCCTAAGTGAATACGAATACCTGTAACTATTTCTTTTAGTTCTTTCATTTGATATGAGAATGTATCTTCAGCTTCCTGTAAATGCTCTATATGTATTGCTTGCTGAGAAACTGTTTCTTCTAAATCTAATACAGTACTGAATAACCACCCTACAATTCCTAATAACCCTGCAACAACTAAAGGTGTGAATGTTTTTACTAAAGCATGATCTGTAGCAGCAGTTAATGCACTGCCATTTCCATTAGCCATTATTTTTCTTCTCCATTTGTTTCCTCTGCCTCTGCATCCTTCTTGTCCTTAAACCAATAATCAGTGGATTTTGCGAGAACCGCCACATAAGCTCCGAGCAATACATTAAGAAAATCCCTTGAAGTGTCCTTAACCTCTGCATAAAACAATAACCATAATAACGCCAGAAACGTAACCGCATTTGCCACTGAAATAGAAAATCGTGCCCAGAAGAGTAATAGTTTTCTGTTTTCAAGAGGATCACCTCCACCACCTAAAAGTGATTTGTGTAGTTTTCTGCTCATTCATTGCTGCAATCTAATGTCTTATCAATGCAATTCCAATACGGCCTTACGTAAGCTCTGTTAGCCCTTAATGTCCCACGATAAGGGCCATCATTAACCCAATACCCAGCTCTATCTGGAGAAATAGGGGAACACCCATTAAAAAGGAAAGTCCATATTATTATGAGGTACAAGCCCCATCTCCATAAGAAAAGTTCAATCATGGTTTCGGATATTTATTCATCTTCTTCATCTAGTGAATCTGCTGGATCAGCTTCATTACCTTCTGCAATCCATGCAAGATATTCTTGGTAGTCTACATTATCCTCATCAAATGGGATTGATGCCCCATCTTCTTTTCTTATAACCTGATTAGAACCAGTTATACAAAGTTTATAAGTATATTCCATAATTTTTTACATTTCTGCGGTTGCTTTCCAATCAATAAAAACTAGATTCCAAGGCTGGTGTGTGGTCGTAGCATTAGTACAAAAGAATGTAACTTTCCTTTTACTTATCCAACTTGCTCCAAAATTAGCTATTATACCTGTATTCCCAACTCCCCAATTATCAAACTTTGCTTCATTCTCTACTCCAACCTNAGAATAAACATTAACAGTTGGAGTTGCTCGTTTTGGCTCATTAAAAAAAGCATTAGTAAATACTGTGCCTTGAGTAGATTTACTCATAGTTCCAGTTGCATAAGCAATAGACCCACCATCACTTGCACTTTTTTCATAATACCTTTGACATCTTCTTAACTCATCCGCATAGGTTCGATGTTCAAATGGAGTTGCACTGCTTCCTAGTTCAAATTGCAATCCTGTTATGTAAAGTTCATTAGAAGTACTAGCAAAGAAATTAGTCTGATTAGTTCTAAATGTTTTTTGTGTGGTACTCCATGCACTTGAATCATTAGCTTCTGCTAAACTACCATCAGTCGAACCTGATAGTACAAATCCTATTAAAAGACCAGCACCAGTATCATTGCTTATTGTTGCACTTGTAGATTTAGGAATAGTTATTGAGTATCTTGCCCAAGATGTTGTTGGACTGACATTTACATGATAAAATTCCCTAGTCCCATCGAAAGTTTCTATACTTACTGAAATAGGAGTAGTAAAATTAACACTTTTCATGTACCACGATAATGTAGTAACTTTTGCGTCTGCACTCCCATAGCATAATCTTTGTAAATCTTGTGCTTCTAATGAAATTGAAGCCATAACAAAATCAGTTGAAGACCCAGCAGGAGTTCCTGTTGCATTACACTTTAATCTCATGCTTGAACCAAATCCACTTGGTGCATCTGTAGATTTATCTATATCCAAAGTGCCGGGACAAGAACTATTAAAATTAAAATACCACCTATCTATTGAGTTATAACCCTCATTACTACCATCTGAAGCAGTAATATCTGTTGATCTTTGCCAGACTTCCATCCCTCCATTGATAATCATATTCATTGAAGGCTTGTTATCTAACTGAGTCTGCACATTGGATGTAACACCATCAACATAATTGAGTTCTGCCGTTGTAGATGTAAGTCCATCTAATACATCAAACTCTGAGGCAGTTGTGCCTCCTGCCACATAGTCTGCGAGTATTCTTGCTCTTGTCATCGGTTACCCCGTTACTTTATATAATTAAAATTTATAACCATTCTTATATTTTTATCCGTACATGATGTTCCACGATGTTTGATATTGGCTGGAAATGTAACAAATCTATTTTCTACACTATTAATTATTGTTCCATCTTCCAATTCAGTAAACCCATCATTTGTGTTTAGATAGAAAATTGATGTTGTAAATATTTTCAATTTCTCTGGATAAATTGTTTCCCTCTCAGGATTGTCATAATTACCAATGTCTACATGAAAATCATGCTTAACAGGTTCTATCGTTGACGTAATCAAATTTGCCTTTATACGATAAAGTGCCGTTGGTCTTATTTTTTCTAAAATAGGGTTTAATTTTTCTAAATAAGGTGAAATAGGTGCGTGTTGTGTGTAAAACATATGGACAAACTGAAAGTTCCCATCTTTTATCACCCCTTTAATTTTTCCTGAATCATCTTTCCCATAAACTACTGTATCACTATAATGCCAAGGTATTTCCTTACCTAAAAAAGAACCTTGTATTTCTTTAAATTCATCTTGGTCTAAAAAATTATCTTCAATTTTCATGGCTTAACAGGCCATGTAACATTAGTAAGTTCATCCTTTTCATTTAAACTTGGAGATGATGTTGCTGGTAAATCTCTCAAATTTTGCCGATAAGTTTTTTGTTCATTTGTCATAGTTTGATCTTGAGATGCCCACCAATCTGTCTCTGAAAGCTTCAGGTTACGTTCTTCTCGTAAAACTTTCATTGGTTCTTCTTTTTTTAATAGGTCAAATTGATCTTGAATTTCTTTATCAGATGGAGGTGTAAAACCATCAACCCATTTTATTGAATATTCTTCACCAAAGCCTTTATCTTCATAAGAGGCAATTTTATCCATACCACAAAGTTTGTCGATTGCTTGTATAACCATATCCCTATTTCGTGTACTCATTTTAATCTCCTATTTTATGGCCTACAAAGATGGGGTTTTCAGCATAACCATTGGAATTTGCAATGTAGAAATAATCGTTAGCCGAACAATTCCAAATCCAAGTCATTTGGATGGTATTCCTGCCTGAACCATGTCCATCTCTTTCAACAAAAACACTATAATCATTCAAGTTAGTGGTGTTGTGATAAATATTAGCGTAAACATCGATATTATAATTACTGATAGTGATAAATTTATGATTACAAAAATAAAGTCCAGCTTTCCCGACATATACCTTTTCGGTACTTACAGTAATATTAGAACCCTTATAAATTGGAGTATCCCAACCTATATCCCCAATTTGATACTGAAGTCCACCCTTTCTAACAAAAAAAGAATTATCATCAAATGTCCCAATAGTCTCACTTTTCATGTTAGGACTAATACCTATTACTCCACTCATAATTAACTCCTATGCGTTGTTCTGGTCAATATAGGTGATTAAAACTTCAAAGTTATCATCTGCATGAGTAGTATTAGCCCATAAATATTGTGCAACACTCGACCCTTGATCTGCAATAGCATTTTGTTTTGTTGTATCATCTAGTGGCCCTGTAAAATCAGTTGGCTCAAAACCATTGAAACTAAATTTGTCATTCCAAACAAAAGTGTCATTATCAGAGGCTTTCCAACGGAATATTCTCATTGTTTGATCTGTTGTGCCACCTTTTGAATCATATCCTTGAAGATTAATATTTATCTGATTGCCAGAGGCTTGTACTGAAATAGCACATATAACAATACTAAGAACAGTATATATATGATGTTGTTCTCCAATAATTAATTTCTGTGTTGTGCTATCAATGTCCTCAAACATTGCAGTTCTAACTATTTCTGTTCCTGCTGTTCTGACTATAGCCATACTATCCTCCTAATACCCAAGATTGATGAGAAGAGTGCATATATGCTTCTCCTTTCTGTTTAATTTTTTTATTCGTTGCCATAATAATATTTCCGTTATGTGTTGCATCACCAGTTGTCGTAGTGGTGGAGTTATTAGTTACTGTTCCTGAATGAGTTACGTTCCCTGAGAATGTTCCTCCTGTCGATGGTACTGCATCACTTGAACTAAATGTATGCTGTGCTTCGATGATTACTACATCATCCTGAGATAGGGCCGCAAGACCTGTGATTGAGTTACCTGTGGTTGCTGTGAAGTCTGAGTCATGCAAGCGTACACCATTGAGATAGACTGCTACCCAACCAACAGTATAATTGATTGTTTTTCCACTTGAATCAGTTGTTATTGAGGTTTCACCGCCAGATGTGGATGTGTAGTAGTATGTCTCTGATCTACCTCGACTTAGGTCGTTTCCTATATACATGAGTTACTCTGGTTTAGTTGGGAATACAATCTTTTCTGGATCAGCATTTGATGCTGGTAAGTCTCTTAAATCTTGTCTGTATTTTTTCCAAGCATCTGACATTGTTACATCTGAACCTGACATCCAATCTGTTTCTTTTAAAAGATTTGTTCTCTTCTTTCTGATCCACCTAAACTTTGCAGTCTTTTTAGCTTCATCACTAACTGCACTTAGTTCATCTTCAGTTGGTTGTGTTCCAATGGAATCATTCCATTTATCTATTGTAATTTTTCCACCTCCATGTAGAGAAACAGACCAATCTGTTTCTGCAACACTATCTGGAAAAAGGTGTTGTATACATTCTGCTGTATTATTTGGATAGCTCATAAGTCACTTGTTCCTACATAAGTTACTGAAAATTGTGTTTGATTAGATATGGCATTACTTGCACCACCTTCATTATGATAACACCAAAGACTAATATAATCATTTGTATCTAATGGTATAATCCCTGAAAGGCTTAACACTACATCTTGACTTGCTGTACTTGAATGATTAACTATTTGGCCTAAATAATCACCGGCACTTGCAGAACCATTTCTCCTAATTTGTGATTGAACAAATTCAGTATCATCAATACCATCATGATATGTATTGACATTAACTTGATAAAATCCTGCAATAGTAGGAGTAAATCTTCCTCCAGAAAATTTTGCAAATAAATCTGCGTCATCACCTCCTGAAGAACCAGAAGTATATTTAGTCCAGTTTGTTGTTACTTCTGTCCATGTTGCGTTAGGGAGAGCAACATTACCACCACCAAGATAATAAGACATTCCAAAAAAGTTATGGTTCAGATAACCTAAAGAATTTAGTTCTCCAACTTTTATAGCATCATAGCTATTTGTAGTTGTTTTTATTGAGCTAGGTTTCAAAGAACCTAAAGCACCAGATGAGCCAACTTCAATAGCATAGTCACTGCCAGACTGATTTTCAGACTGTATCAAAAGTTTATTGCCTGTTCCTGCCGTACTCTTAATTTTAAAATCTGCCATATCTTATCCTTTTTTGTATTTAGTTTTTACTGCCTGTCTTTTTGCAGTTATGTCGTCCCACATTGCTGAATCACCTTCTTCCTTTTCTGCCAATGCAACTATAACGTCTTTGATGCTTGGGTATTCTGATGCTCTTTTTCTGGAATATTCTAATGCATCAAAGTCTGCCTGTTGCTTTGCTAGGGCATCTGTTAATTCTTTTTCTGTTGGTAGAGAATATGGATTGTCAACTAGTTTTCCGTCAACACCCATTTTTTCTGACAGTTTTAAATTTGCATAAACCTTGTTATAAGGATCACTCCAACTAAACCATTGACCATCATGTAAATTAATCAAGACATCTTCAATATGTGTGTATCTTCCGTTATTATCCACTATGTATCTCCTATTCTTATAAATGTCATATATGTAGAGTTATCACCAGTTTCACCATTTGTTGTCACGGCTGTACCACCTGAATCTTTATGAATCCTAAAAGCAACTTTGTGGGTTGATGTATCTGTAACATCAAAAAATGCCATGTGATGTGCTGAAGTATGTGCATACTCTCCAATATCACTTATATGAAATTTAGCTAATCCAAATGTATCCCAAGATGATGCATTGTTAGTTGTTAATAAAATATTCCCAAAACAGTATCTATTAGCACCAGTAGAATAATGATTATGACCAAAATGTATGTACCAATATCCTGTACTTGGAAATGTAAATATACCAGAACTTTCAGTCATTCCAGTTCCTAGTTTTGAAAAACCACCAGAAGAACCATGTCCATCATTTCTTTCATAATTAGAAGTAATCGGGTTAGCATCACCAGCAAAACCAGAAGTTATCCTCCATTGGTCAAACTCTTTAATTCCTGTAAATCCTGTAACAGCAGAACCTATAGCTCCAGCAGTAACAGTACCAAGCCTTGTAATATTATCTTGTGTACTATTTCCTAAAGTAGCACCAGAGTCTGCCGTTGTGAGGACTGCTCCTCCTGCCTGATCCTGTATTATTACTTTATTTCCGCTAGTTGCTGTGGGCTTGATGATTAAATCTGGCATAGTTTAACTCTTTGGATATTTTGTTTTAATTGCTTGTCGTTTTTCTTGTAAGGCAGTCAGGTCATCATCTAGGATTGCGTGTACACATTCTTGTATAGAAGGATATTCTGCTTCACGTTTTCTTGCGTAGGCTTGAGCATCGTAGGCTTTAACACCTTCATCATATTCAGCCTTAGTTGGTTTAGTTTGTTCTTCATCAAGCCACTTTAAACTTTCAAACGTATCACCCACAGAAAATTGTGCATTTGGTCTAATTAAAAATAAAACATCAACAATTTTATTCATGCTTGTACCTCAGTTAATTTAATAACAAATGGTGTTTTACCAGACGAACTATGGATTCTAGTGGCAGGTGACCCAGAACTGGCATAAACTTTTTGCCCTAAATAATAAGTATTTGAACCCGCACTAGGAGATTTATGCACATACAGTAAGTGAGCAACAGCCATTTGTTGCCATGTTGTGTTAGTAGCACTCCCTATATGAATATAAAAACCATCACCAGATGTTTCATATATTGTTGATGTTCCTGATCCGTCATCCGCAGTTGAGTGAAAAATCCCATATCCACTACCTACTAAATCTGTGCTAGTTCTAGACATAAAAAACATGAAGTTCATTTCAACCACAACCCAATTTCCACTTGTAACACCAGTAATTGTTTTTTTCCAATCATAAATATTAGAACATCTTTCAACTAAAACTAAAGAATTACTACTTGTAGTATCAGAGTCTGCGGCTGTTGTAATTGAATCTGCTACTGTTTGAATAACGTGACCAGCAGGGAAAGTAACATCACTCCCAATAGTTACCCCACTTCCTACTGTGCCAGTCATTCCAGTTAAACTAGCATTTGGGGTTTGCGTAAGTGTACTGGCCTCAAGACTCCCTCCTGTACCCTCAATGGTGCGTGTACTTCCATCAGTAGTCAGGGTTATGGCATTCCCATCATCTGATATCTTTGAGAGTATAAGGTTGTCTGTTATGTTTAAATCCCCATCAATAACTACCTCATCTGATAATCTCATGGTGTGTTTATCAATATTACCTGAGACATTTACACTTGTAGATTGGTCAGTAAAGCTGATGTCATCTAGCGTTACTGCACCTGTAGCTATATCTGCACTTGATAGTACTCTTGATTTTGGTGGTGTTCCTAAGTAGGCCATTACGTAATCTCCAAAATGCTCATACATACATCAACACTTGATGCTGCTGATGATTTAACTTTAATAAGATCTGAAGGTTCCATAACCAACTTTTGATCTCCACCAACCAGTACCACTGTTGATCCTGACGGAACTGGTATACCTGTACCAAGTGATATATCATTCGTTGTATTAGCCATTGTAGCTGAAAGTGCTACATCAACATCAACTGAACTCCCAGTTACATTAGAGACAGACAGACCTATTACTGTTGTTTCTGTAGAAGAGGGGACAGCATAAGATCCAACCTGAGTTAAGGCAGTGCCTATCCCCTTAGATGTTTTCTTTTTAAATGCATTTGCCATAATTTATCCTTTAATATCAGCCGAGTGCAATCGCCATTGCAACCGATGCGTTATTAGCTTCAGTCTGGACTTCAGTTTGTGATAACCCAAAACCTTCCCATGCTGAACCATTATAAAATTTCATTTTGTTTGCTGTACTATCATATGCCAAATCACCCTCTGCTACTGCATTTCCACCACCATCTGTTGTAGGTGCTGAAGGAGAGAAGTCATCTATTTGATAACGATCTGCAAAGGTATTAACATCAGTTATATTAGTAGCTACTGTATCTAAATCTGCTATTACATCTGTAGTAGCTAGTAACGCCATATCTGCTACACAATCAGTAGTTCCCAATAATGCCATATCAGCGACACAATCGGCAGTACCAAGTAATGCCATATCAGCAACACAATCAGCAGTACCAAGAAATGCCATATCTTCTGTTACCTGAGAATTACCTAAGGCACTCATTTGGGTTAACTTAGAGGGAGTAGCTAATGAATTCATATCAGATACTACATCAGCAGTTCCAAGTAATGCCATATCTGCTACACAGTCAGCAGTCCCTAGCCTAGCCAAATGACCAGTACCTGCAGTTGCCATATCACTTGTGCCTAATAAACCTATTTCTGTAGCCTTCCCTGCTACTGTTCCTATATCAGTTGCATCCCCTGCCACTGCAGTTACATCACTGCTAATACCTGCAACTGTAGTTACATTTGCATTTATACCTGCAACTGTATTAATGTTAGTTGCATTGGCTGATACCGCATCTATATTTGTCTGATCTGAAGTTGTAGGTGTAATTCGTGCCCAAGCTGATCCGTTCCAGACCTTCATTACTGATAAAGTTGTATCATAATATAAAGCACCTGTTACTAAGGCATCTCCATCATGATCCTTTCCAATATTATCTGCCCCTACTTCTCTCTCTGCAGTAGTATGTGCCCCTAAAAATCTATCATCAAAAGTATCATAAGTTGTTGAGGCTTTGGCAGACCAGTGAAGTGCAGAGTAATTTGTTCCATCTACTGTGCTATCCTCGGCTTTGGTCGCCCACTCTTTTGCAGCTCCTTTTGAAGCCGTATCTGTTACTCCTGTACCACCAACAGCCCATGCCTTAGCAGAATGATCGGATGTTGCTCCACTTACTCCCCCGTCTACCTTTTGTGCATAATCCTTTGCACTACCACCAGTAGATGCTTGAGTTCCTTGAGCATATTCTTTTGCTGAGAAGCTGGTTCCATCAACATTACCTGAAGTTTCTATCGCCCACTCTTTAGCGGCTCCCTTACTTGCAGTGTCTGTTACCCCTGTACCACCTATTGCCCAAGCTTTAGCTGAGTGATCTGAAGTAGCACCTGACACACCGCCATCTGTTTTTTGCGCATAGTCTTTAGCAGATCCACCCGTGCTGGCTTGTGTACCTTGAGCATATTCTTTAGCTGAAAAGGAAGTACCATCTACTGTTCCAGTTGTTTCAAGTGCCCATTCCTTTGCTGCACCTTTACCTGCAGTATCTGTTACTCCTGTTCCTCCAACTGCATAAGCCTTGGAAGAATATTCACTGCTATCTGCACCAGTAACCTGATCAACTACTGATCCATCTGTTTTCTTAGCCCAATAAGTTGCAGTAGCACGTTCTTTTGCTATATCAGCAGAGTTATCAATAATATTTAATGCTGATGAGCTGGCTAAGCTGGAGCTTCCTGCTCCTATATAAATTGGACTTTTAGACATTTAGACCCTTTCTACTACTGATATAAAGACATCACATGTCTTAGAGGATGTTATTTGTAACGAATCACCTGTCATGACAGCAGGACTAGCATTGTTACCTGCATGCTGTAATACAAGTTTGCCCGGAATTAAATCTACACTAGTATCTGCTGGCAGTGGGATTGTGTCCATAATCTTAACTGTTGATGCATCATAATAATTAGTATGCTGAACTGTAACCTCTCCTGCCTCAGTTGAAGTGCTTGCAACAAGAAAGCCAATTATGACAGACTCTGCTGCACCGGGAGTTGTTTCTCCGTCATCTGGTGCAGTATAAACTGTGGTTGCTGTTGCAGCAGGAACACTTTTCACATAACGCTTGTACCTTTCTGCCATATTAATCTCCTAATATCATTTGATTCTTTCTGGCAACTCTTGCAACCATTTGCTCCAAGGGTACTGTGCTACCCTGATCGACAATGCTAGGAGTGTCCAGTGTTAATCTGTTTGAAGAAAATACAAGTTTGCCATCAGATATAGTTGCAATTGTATTTCCACTGTTATCACTAATTGTTCCAGTAAACTTTACATTATTAAGTACCTTATTATTTAAGGTAGCTGTACTATCTGCTGAAGGAACAAGATGCCCTGAACCACCAAGCCCATCGTGAACTCTAAGATCCCAAGGCTGACCAGAAGAATCTGACTTCTGTACTGTAATCTCACCTTCAGATCCAGCAAAGCTTGAATGTTCTGAGGCTGTACCTCTTCTAAATTTAACTGCTACACCCATTATCTTCTCACTATAAATCTGTTAAGGTTTACTCCACCTGTGATTGATGCAGGATGGATAGGTTCTGTTCTATGTGCGTCAATAGTAATAGCTAACTTTTTATTCTTAAAGTATTCACTTTTCTCAACATTACGCAAATCGTGTTCTTTAAGGTATGCACGTTCAAGTGCACCAAATGTTAATGCATCAACCCACACATAGTCTATATCGCAAGTTGTTACATAATCACTTTCTATAATTACAAACTCTACTCCAGCACCACTAATAATTTGTGATGTTGAATCAAATACAAAAGACCTGCCTAAGCTATCAACCAACTCATCTGTACTAGTCCACCCATTTAATGAATTTGCAATTGTTCTTGTTTCCCAAAATTCCTCGTCTGTTTCAGAATTGTCTGTGTAACTATATGGCACTTCATCACTCATACGTTTTGGTCTTTGCGTCCCAGTTAGTTTTATTAATGCCTGATCTGTTGGAATAGGCCACACCCTTATTGTACTTGATGACTTTTGATCTATTACTAAAGCTTGAGGAGTTCCTGTAGATGTAGTCCAGTCCTCAATTTTACTCCATATTGGATTGCCAAAAATTTCTGTTACAGAGTATTCTCCATCTTTAACAACTGTAGGTAGCCTTCCCTGTGAAGCTAGACTTTTCATTTCTGAAGTTGTGACTATTGGCAATTCCCTGCCATCAATAGAGCCACCACTTATGTCCATTAAATTAGTGGGAAGACTGAGAAGATATGTTGATGAATTAATTGTAAGGCTAACATCTGCAGTAGGCAAACGTATTGTTCTTACTAAATCCAATAATGAATCATTAATATAATTATTCAACTCAGTCTTAGTCCACCGAGTATAGCTTGTATCTTGAAGTATAGTTACAACCCTAGATCTAATGTCAGCTAACTCAATCATGCAACTTCAACTCTTTCTACTTTTTCGTTTACCTTATCTTTATCAATTGGAGAAGAGTCTGGAACTTTAAGTACCTGTACATTATAACGATTAACCTCATACCCAACTAATGGTGCACCTTCCTGTGCTTGGTGATACTTAGTTTCAACAGCATCCATAAGTACATTGAAGTGCCCCGGTGGTATGGCTCTACGAGAATTCCTTGGGAATCTCAAGACCCAATCATTCCATGAAACTGTAACTGGCCCCATTTGAGATGGATCATCGCCATATCCAATTACTACAACTCCCCAACCTTCGGGTGTTTTAAGATCTTTGCCAACTTCCAAAGCCATATCTTCTTGGAAAGTTTTATGCACAGATATATTCTTCTTTCGACCTGAGTCATACATTGGATTATTTAATGTATGCCCATATTCCCCTGTTGGAAGTAATCCTCCTGCTATTTCACCACTCATGATATTGTCCTTGTTTTAATGAAAAATAAAATCTTGCCAGATCTTGGAAGCTCATCTCCCCTCATTCTGACAGTTAACCGAATCGTTTTATTTGATCCGTCTGGAGGAAGAAATAAAGATTCTGGACGTTGCTGAAACGAATGTGGTTTCTGCGGTAACTTTGTCCATTTAAGATATAATTCATTTTCTTCCTTTACTCTACTTACCCTTCCTACACATATCTCTGCTGATATTCCCTTAAATGGTTCAGTTAAAACAACTGATATTCTTTCAGGCAATGCCTTAGGATATAAGTAATGATCAAAGTAAGCATTCGTTATTAGGGTATCATTCCCACCACAGAACTTATGATAGTCAATTTCTAATATTTCAGTTTCCCTAATCTGTTCAGAAACAGGGGCAGGAGGTTCCCACCCCTGAAATCTTTGTGTCATTTACATCTATTAACTTATGGTAGATGCACCACACTCGATACGATAGATCCAGTCTTCATTGAGGATCTGGCAAGCATACCAGCTCTTCCAACCAACTGAACCAGACTGACCCAAAGGATCAGTAACTGCAGGCTGTGGCATCACAACCTTAGGAATAACAGCATCATATCCAGAAAGTGA